GTTGCAATTATTTGGTTCTAATCCATCTGGTCAAAATTTGACTGTTGTAATTAATTCTATTGCTAATGTTTTGTTAATGCGTTCATGCTATTACACAATTTATCCACAAGACGCGAGTGAGTGTTTATTTAGGAATTATTGTGCGATGGCAACGTATGGAGATGACGTTAAGGGATCGGTTTCACCAGAGCGTTCTGATTTCAATCATTTGTCATACGCTGCGTTTTTGGCTGACTTTGATATAGTTTTTACAATGCCAGATAAGGAGTCATTAGCTACACGCTATATGAACGCTGAAGAAGCTGATTTCCTTAAGCGTACCAACCGCTATCATGAGGATTTAAAAATTAATGTTGGTATTTTGAGTGAACAATCTATATTTAAACGATTGCATAGTCATTTGCTTTCAAAAGATTTATCTCTTGAGATGCAATCGGCAGCAAATATAGATTCTTCCTTACATGATTGGTTTTATTATGGACGTGAAACATTTGAGTATAGAAGGTCTCAATTGTTAGCGATTGCCCACAAAGCCAATATTGTTCATTTATGTAGGGGCTTTGATGTAACTTATGATCAAAGAGTTGCTAAATGGAATCAAAAATATCGTGGTGTTTCTTCTGATAATAATGATATTTCATCATTGTCTTTTGAATCACCAATAGATTTTGGTTATGATTTAGAAGGATTGGGTAGTATGCCCAATGAATTCTATGTTTGTGACTTTGATCAAGAGTTAGGGAGACTCTAAAATCCCGCCCCGCAACACCGTGGGGCTTATGTTGAAGAGTGTCGTATGTATATGGTTACCGTATATGTTTTATGATTTGTATATTTAAATATTATTATATAGGCTTTGCATATGTAAGCAATCGTAATGGTTACTCCTTTTTAGGAGAGAGTTTCGCTAACTCACGTAAATATTCACTTTTGTAGCTTTAAGTCGGGCTATAGATTGTACATAGTGACTTACTAATCAATTAAATATAAAAGATAGCTCGATCTTAAACGAGCAAGCTGGTATAAAAATTACCAAAAATCAACCCCACCAGAATGTTACATTTATGGATGGGGATGACCCGTATACTACGGGTTATACAACTGCTGCTGATGCTACTAGACAAGATCAAGATCAAGAGATAGCTACATTAGCACAATTTATGTCTCGACCCATAAAAATTTTAAATTTGGGTTGGAATAATGCTACCACACAGGGTACTTTTAATCCTTGGTCATTGTTTTTTAATGACAAGCGTGTTGCTAATAGATTGACAAATTATAATTTGTTGAGGGCTACTTTAAAAGTAAAATTTGTTATTAATGGCAACATATTTTTCATGGGAAGAATGATTGTTGGATATGCACCTTTTTGTCCATCAGATTCTGTGTCAAATTATTCATTTGCTGAAGATGTTGTTCAATTGTCTCAATTACCACATATATTTATAAACCCTACTACTTCAGAGGGTGGCATAATAACGTGTCCTTTCTTTTTTAATAAGAATTACGTTAATGTGCCAGCAGGTGAATATAATTTGTTAGGTAATATGTATTATAATGTATTGAATTCGTTGAATCATGCTACGCAAGGAGCTGATTTTTCTGAGTTAAATATATCTGTATTTGCCTGGGCGGAGGAAGTTCAGTTATCTGTTATTACAAGTAGAGATAAAGATACATTGATTCCTCAGTCGGGAGAAATTGAAACTGCAAATAAATCTGGTATAGTATCTGGTCCTGCCACTTCAATAGCTCGAGTTGCTAATGCTTTAGCAAATATTCCTGCTATAACTCCATATGCGAAAGCTACTGAATTGGCTTTTAATACTATATCCAAGATAGCTTCAAGCTTTGGATATTGTCGACCTAGTGTTACTAAAACGGCAGATTTTGTTCGTATTATACCTAGTAGTTCTTTTGCATTAACTAATACTCCTGATTTATCCCTTAAGTTATCTGTTGATCATAAACAAGAATCTACTGTAGATCCTAGAGTAGCGGGTATAATGGAGGAGGATATGCTTTCAATAGTTAATATAGCTAAGCGTGAATCATATATAGGTAAATGTATATGGGCAGATACTGATATAACCGATGACATGATTTGGAATTGTCGTGTTACACCATGTATATGGGTTGACGGAGCAAATGATGCTTATCATTTTCCTGCTACTGCAATGGCAGCTTTACCTTTTAGGTATTGGACTGGCACATTGAATTATCGATTTCAAGTTGTTTGTTCAGGTTTTCATAAGGGTAGACTTGCAGTTTCATGGGATCCAAATTTTCATGCTAGTGATGTTCCTGAATATAATATTATGTATACTGAAATTGTTGATATAGCAGAAACACAAGATTTTACTGTTTCAATTGCTAATGGTCAAGAGGTTACATTAATCAGAAATGCTATACCAGGTGTCACAACTCTTCCAGAAATAGTAGGTTTATTTAGGTTTACTAATGTTGAAAATTTTGCTAATGGTGTAATTGCTTTAAATGTAATAAATGCTTTAACATTTCCTGATAGTACTGTTCATCCATTCATTGAAATCAATACCTATATTTCTGCAGGTGATGATTTTAAAGTATTTGTTCCGTGGGATCACTTCCAAAATTTTGTTGCTACTCAGCCCGTATCTGCAGCTTTGCTAGCTGCCGATGAAACTTTGGAGGAACAGTCAGGAACTTTAGTTGGATCTAATGATGATTCTGAAGATTCACCACAGAAGCCTGATAAGCATGTTCTTTTCGATGATAGCACAGCAGATATGACAAATTTAGTCTATACTGGTGAGTCAATACCCTCTTTTCGAGCGATGCTTAAGAGATATTCTTTATGGAGAACAATTTTGGGCACACCTTCAGCTACTACTATTAGAATAGGTGCTAATTTTAAATTTGCTATATATCCTTTTCAGAGAGGAAGATATGGCAATGCTCCTGATTTGGCAGTTGGTTCTGTAAATTATGCTTTTTGTAATATGCTGTTACTTCATTGGGTTACTTATGCTTTCTCAGGTTTTAGAGGTAATTTTAGGTATAAAGTCGTACCTAGATGCATGTTTGATACTACTTCCAGTTCTCATACATTATCGGTTCAGCGTTTTTCCAGCGAAGTTACTAATACTGAGTATGCTGCACCTAATAGATTTTTTACACCTACATTTATAGCAGATAGGGCAGCAGCAAGGACAGCACTTAGAGTCAGTGCTGAGAACCATGATGGTGACTTTTCTAATACTGGTACGCAAGGAATGGCTTGGATAACTACAAATTCTTCAAATATGTTAGAATTTGAAGTTCCTTTTTATTCACAATTTCGATTTGCAGGAACACGTCATCATGGGTGGACTCAAGCTGATACGTGGGGATTAGGTGGTTATTATTTGCAGGTTAAAGGAGCTATGAATAATACTCAAGTGTTTGATATTTACGCCGCTGCAGGTGAAGATTTTCAACCTTATTTTTTCATAGGTTTACCTAAAATGTATTATGAACCTACCCCACCTGCTGTTTTACCATAGGTGGCTTCAACGTGATAGACGTTGTAAAATTCTATTAGTTAATCATTTCCTAAGTTTGTGGTTAACTTAAATAAATAATTTAGGGTGCAAAAATGCACTGAATATACTAGACTGTGGTCGTCTAGGGGTGAGAAATCACCTGGCTAACGCCGTGGAAACCAAGTTTGTGTGACTTTTTTCCCGGTTCAGGCCGGTTTTTAGATCACAAATTTAGTTAGTGTTAGTCTTCAAAGAGTATTTTCTTTGGTG